TGTGGTTTTCCTCATGGTTAAATCGGGCACAGACGATAATCAGTGTACCTACTGGGAGTTAGACAATGCGACTGATTATGTGCTGTGCTGGGGCTGTCCTGTGCTGTGTGTGCTGTGGCTGTGCAGGCACTGTGTCCATGGGTGTGACAGTGTCCCATGGTCCTGTGCAGGGTGGGGTTTACTGGACCAGATAATTTTCTTGAAAATACCCATTGACAGTTTTAGCGTCTAGGCGCATAGTACTGGTGTCAGACAACTGAGTCAGACACAGACGCAAACAGGAGTAACAGTCATGGCAACAGCAACAGCAACAGCAAACAACGCGAAGTTCATCCTTGCAAACGGCCCACACTGGGAATGTGATGCACAGGACCGGGAAGTGGAATTTTGGTGTGTGGGTGTGTCTGACGAAGATGATTTTATTGGAAGGGTTTACCGCTGTTGTTCACGCAAGTCTGCACTGGACCTAGCCCAGAAAATGAGTCAGGACCGCAGATTAGGACTGGAACTGGACTTGGGCTGATCTGGGACTGTCCCCACCACCCCACCAGAATCTGGTGGGGAACTGGGGCTGGTCACAGGAGTGGACAGCACATCGGGTTTACAGGGAGTGATTGCAGTGAAGACCAAAACATACCACATCAGCAATTTTGGATCCATGGCACCATCTGGTGTGGACTGTGTGGATGGTTATGTGACCATCCATGATTCCACCAGGTACAGTGCTGCAACAGTCCAACAGCTGCACACATGGACCACCAGCAGGCTACCTGCTGTCAGGGATGCTGCACTCACGGAACTGGCTAACCGTACTGTTCAGCAGTGGCGCAACAGCAACTAATTTACACTCAACATCACACAGACAGGAGTCAGAACCATGATGATTATTGACAGGGACAGCCTGATGGAATTTGTGGCCCAGAAGACTGGCAATCCCAGAACCAGCTACGATGTGGACGTGATCACCACAGGGATTTTGCACAGTGATCACCCACAATATGGGACAGACTGGTCAGAGTTTTTAGCTGATGTGGATCTGGACTATTATCTGGAAATTGAAGAACACACCTACCACATCGCAGTTAAACAGGATGCAACTGGTTTTTTTGACATCATCAAAACTTTTGAAGCTGTGGATGATGATGATGCAAACGCGTATGCAGAGGAAAACCATTCTGATGTGGACTGGTATGTATTGGACTCAAAACTGAAAAACATCAACGATGGTGAACGGGTTGGTACTGTTGTTATCCACCTTAAGAAAGTTGGGAAGTCATGAAAATTACAACAGTACAGAACACCTTTAACACCCCCAGTACACCAAAACTTCAGATCAATGGTGTGGATGTTCGGCGAACAGTGATCATGAAGTGTGTAGCGGACATAATCTACCAGACTGTTGATGGTAGGGTCTGGGTGGATGCAGATGTTGGTTACATCAATGCTGGGGTATTCCCAGTGTGTAAAGCTGATCTGAATGCACCAGATTATGTCCTAGTTCATGCCTGTGGAAGGTGTGAATGCACTGTGTGCAAGAAAGAGGTGCAGTCATGATTATTGAAACGATGAATAAAAAGCAACTGAAAGCACTGGTTCTTGTGTTGCAGCATTCATTAACTGAAATTTATGAACATGCTGAGTGTATTCGACATGGACAGGAGTCAGCAGGCTGTGAAGCTAGTCACCCATTTTTAGACACTATTTTCAAAGCAGCTTCCTTAATTGGGAGGCGCAATGAAAGCTAAACTGATTTTCTGTGTGGGTCCCAGCGAACACAGGACCAGATCTGCAGCAGAAAAAGAATCAGAACAGTTGGGAATCCCTGTGGTAACTGCTGCAGAATGTCCATTCTGTGAACAAACAAACATGGACTGGGACAGTGATGAATTCGTCAACCATCCAGCCCAGTACCACATTGACTGCTGGAAAAAGGCCACTGTAGCTGGTGCAGCTGTGCAGGTGGACATTAGCCACACCCAGCACATGCGGCCCATCTGGGTCCCCGTGGTGCAGTCCTATTATCCACCAGAAGTTCATGCAGACCTGGTAAGTAAGTCTCAGACTGAATGTAAATCCTACCTGTGCCCAGTCGATGGGAAGTTCTACAGGTGGTAACCGTAAACATGGGGCGAATCTGTTGGTGGATGTCGATTTCTTTGTAATTTCATCAACAACTGCGACAGGCTAGCCCCATGCGACCTGGTCTGGTCCACACCACCTGATCCCTATTCTTTGGGAGTTCTGACAGGTGGGGCACTGTGGACCAGACCATCAAGTCTGGGATGGGTGGGTGTGTGGTGTGTTGCCACAATTATTCGGTTGCCTTGAACTGCATGAAACACCCACCCATTCCCAGTTTTCAGGAGTTTTTTCTTATGGCAGTGAATTCAAAAAAGAAATTGACCAGCACAGAAGTCTGTGTCATTCTGGGACGTTCACTCAGGACTGTTCAGCACTTGTGTAAAACCGGAAAGCTGAAAGCCAAAAAAGTGGGTCCGCTGGGTAGGCAATCATGGGAAATATGGATGGACAGTGGTGATGTATATAGCACAGGAAGAAAAGTGGTCAGTAGTGCAAATGGAAGGACCAGGGGTGGTTCATCTGGGAAAAAAACAACGCCTAGTAAAGGTGATTTTCTCAGGCAAAAAAGGAAGGGCAGTTCTGGAAGATGACAATGGTAACACCACATGGACAGACTGTTGCAGGTATGACGGTGATGACAGATGGTGCATCAGAACCCTGTCCATGTGTGCTGGTCCCAGACCAACCAGAAAATCATGGAACATCGATGACTACACCAGAATCAGTGTCAGGATCCCGTACAGCATAGTCCAGCGAGCAGTGATGTTGTCTGAATCCCGTGGACTTACTAGGGATGAACTGATCACACAATTGATCGAGGATCAGGAAGAAGGTGGAAATTGCGTGGACTTAGTCTGACCAGAAAGGTGGGGGAACACATCCTGTTCATGATCAATGGACAGGATGGTAAGGAAGTGGTTGCAGCAGTGATTACACTGGTAGAACACGATGGAAGCAGGGTCAGGTTGCAGATCCAAGCAGACCCAGCCATCAAGATCAAACGAGCAGAAGGTCCTTTAGAATTGCAATGATTTCTAGTCACATGGAGTGTAGCACATGACAGTTTTTAGCACTAGCGCATCGGCACAGCAGTTTTTCGATGATGGGTACAATATGCTACCCATCGCGTTGGATGGGAAAAAACGCCCAGCAGGGTTAGCACTCCCGAATGGTTCATGGGGACCACTACAGGACAATAGGATCACAGCAGAGGATGTGACCAGATGGTATGGTGGGAATAACCCATACGGAATAGCTGTGATCTGTGGACACATCAGTGATAACCTGCTGGTGTTGGACTGTGAAACAAAACAGGTCTGGGATGACATACACAGGGACCTGTCCTGTGACCCTGAACTGTCTGCACTGGTGAAGCAGTGTACCCTGTCACAGACACCCAGTGGTGGTTACCACCTGTGGATGCATCTGGACCATCCCTGTCCACCAGGAAAGAAACTAGCACAGACCAAAACATCACCACCGAATGTGTTGGTTGAAACCCGTGGACAGGGTCACTATATCTGTGCCCCCGGTTCACCACCCGCTGTGCATTCTCTGAATCTTCCTTACCAGTTTGTTGAGTACCATGACAGGGAAAACCGCTGTTATTGGACAGCAGATCAGGTAGACAGAATTCTGGGAATAGCTGCATCCTATAACCAGTACACACCACCAGAGAAACTTGCACCGACACCAGCCGCTGCACCAACAGGGGACCATGGGACTGCACCAGGTTCCCTGTTTAATGCTCATGCATCATGGACAGACATACTTGAACCCCATGGGTGGAAAGTAGTTGGTCACAGGGGGGACAGTCTGCTGTGGTGCAGACCGGGAAAGAGCAGTGGAATCAGTGCTACCACTGGCCACTGTAGCACACCTGGTAGTGGTTCCCTGTTGTATGTGTTCTCAACATCGGCCCACCCTTTTGAAGGTGACACAGCATATTCTAAGTTTGCTGCATGTGCCCTGCTGAACCATGGTGGGGACTTTAAGTCCTGTGCATCTGATTTGTCCGCAAAAGGATATAAAGAGGATCAGGGACAGCCTTTCCACATCATTCTTCCTTCTGTGTCTGTGACAGCCCCAGATGGAAGCACTAAAGTCCGGCGGTATAAATACAGTTCAGAATTGATGTCCATAGACCCAGACATTCAGTGGTATGTCCATGGACTGATCAAACGTGGTGCATCCACCCTGTTGACAGCACATCCAAAGGTCGGGAAAACCACATGGCTTTCCCACATGTTGCAGTGTCTGGGAACTGGGTCCACCTTCTGTGGTCTAGCTACAAAAGCCATTAGGGTGATGGTGGTGTCAGAAGAGGATGAATCCACACTGGCTGACAGGTGCAAGGAACTGGGAATCGGTGACCATGTGTCATGGTATTGCAGACCATTCGTCACCAGACCTAATCCATTGCAGTGGAAACAGTTCTTGTCCTATGTCAGACAGGACTGTCTGGACACTGGGTCCCAGTTGGTGATCATCGACACCATCGCAAAATGTTTACCTGTCAGGGACGAAAACAGTGCATCGGAAATAGAATCTGCACTGACTCCCCTGTGGGAACTGACACAGCAGGATATTGCTTTACTAGGTGTCCACCACAGCAGAAAGTCCCCTGGTCAGGATGGTACTGCAGCCCGTGGTTCTGGTGCCCTTACAGGACACTTTGAAATCCTACTGGATATGCTGCGTGGGCCAGAGGAACAGCCCACCCAGCGACTGATCAAGGGAAACAGCAGGTACAAACAGACACCGCATGAACTACTGGTGGAACTGACTGCTGATGGTTACCAGTCCCTTGGCAATCCATCAGACCATGCTGGACAGATGTTTCAGATCAAAATAATGAACTATGTGCAGGCTAATCCAGCAATGGACAGAAGCACAATTGCAGGGGCTGTGGAACTACCCAGACCTCTGGTACAGGACCATCTGGACAGGATGGTGGTAGCAGGTGTTCTGACTACTACAGGATCGGGAACCCGTGGTGACCATAAACGATATTACATAGGACGTTAGCACATGGAATTTACAGTACAGGCCGAATTTGAATCAGTTAGTGTGGGGACATACCAAGCTAAACTGAAAGGCATTGATGAACTACCACCTACAACATCGCACCCAGAATGGGGTAGTAGTTTGTTGTGGAAATTTGAAATTGTTTCAGAGTGCCAGTTCAAGGGAAAGGAAGTGGTAGCCTTCACACCCAGTATTGCAAAAGAGAACAACAATCTAGGGAAATTGTTGCGACAGATGATGGGTCGAAAACTAATGCCACAGGAAAAAGTGAATGTTAGTCCCCTGATGGAACAGACATTCAACGTGGTGGTGGATCTGAATGGACAGGGGACCAAAACTAGGGTGGTAAGTGCCCATCCAATACAGGGTGGGGCTGTGGCTGCACCAGCTACGCCACAGGCACCCAAAATTGCTGCACTGGCTGCAGCAATAGCCCCGCCTGCACCAACAGCCCCAAAACCACCAAAACCAGCCACAGACCCAACTGTGAAAAAGCCTGTGACCTGTCAGCGAGACTACCAGACACCAGGGCTGTGGTGTTTTGTGTCTGTCGATGGTGACCCATCTTTTGAAGCAACTGTGGGTTCGATCAGACAGAAGGTGGTGTCTGGTGCAATTGACAGTGGCAAGCTGCAGGCATACATTCCCGACACAGGGGAATGGATTCCCTGGGTACTGGTGGACGTGCCCTTCTGATCATGCTTATGGTCAGTACTGTCATGGATGACACCTACTGGTGGGGGTGTGGCCACAGCACCCCCACCTAATTTCCACAATTTCCCCCTGATCTGGTGGTGTGTTACCACTGGATAACTGCGCTGAGAACAACAGGGGGAAATTGTGGCCCATATTTCTTACTACACAGAGGATGGTCCACATGAATGGTATTAGTGCAGATCCGTATGAAGTGCAGGAAGCTGTTGATGTTTTGAATCAGGACAAGAAAATCAGCAGGCTGCAAAAGGCACAGGCCATGGTGCCAGTGGCTGTTGATGAATACGTTTCAGCCAAAACTTTTCACCTGCTGGTGGTGCAGCGTCATCACAATATGCTCAATGGTGACAAGCTGACCTGTCAGACCAGCCCGCCCAAAACTGCAAAATGCTGGGTGTGCAGGGAATGTATGTTCGTTGCTGCACAGGTTGCTGATGCTTGCAGGATCGCGTTGCTGGATGCTGTCGAGGAACTGGCCACAGTCCGGTCCACCATCGACTATCACCTAGAAGTGATCAGATCCACCCCTAGTCTGGTCCACTGCCCTGTGGATACTGCTACAGAACAGGGAAAGTATGAAGAAAAGAGACCCACCTATGAGGAATGAAATTTTACTTTATTTTGGCCCTGATGAAAACGATGGATGGCAACTGGTGGACTTCCGCAGAATCACCAGAATCACCCATCACAATTTCTACGGATGGTCTGTGGCTGTGGCTTGCACACCACAGCCTGATGGATCTGGGGCTGTGAGATTCTGCAATGTTAATCAACAGATTGACCAGATCATGGAATACAGGAACAGACAATGGATAGGGGTGAAAAAGTGAGTGCAGAAGGGATTAGTTCAGCAGAACCATCAGCCACTTTTGTGTGGTCTAGTCAAAATGTGGCTGATTATATCGGCATAAATGTTCAGACAGTCTGTGAGTGGTTAGCCAGGGGGCTGTTGCCCACACCAGCAAAACTGCGTGGTAGAAGACGCTGGAATGGTCACTTGATCAAGAAGTGGATCCCACAGGAATGGTTGCATCTGTCCGCTGTCCAGATCCGTGGCAGGCTGGAAGCTACGCTTGCAGAAAAGGCAGTTCTGCATCGCAAACGGAAAAAGACACGGAATTATCTACAGCGTATTGTGATGGATTTTGAGAAAAAGATGAACCAGTTCTATCTGAAAATGAATCAGCTAGAACAGCAGATAAACGATATGAAAGGTGGTCTGTAATGCATGATGATGGTGAATGGGAACACCCAGAACATCGGCTGTGGACAATGGCCACAGTCTGGGCACTGTTCCTTGCATCAGTGGCTTCTGTTTTAGGATTTACAGTGTACTGGACCTACTGGATGGTCCTATACGTCACAGGGGAAATTAAATGAGTGATCCAATACACCCTGACCATTACAGGGACAGGGATGGTAGCCAGATTGATTGCAGCAGGGCACAAAAAGCCGGACTGGGTCTGGGTGGTTATAGGTCCTACCTAGCTGGATGTGCAGCAAAATACCTGTGGCGGCATGACCAGAAAAACGGAGTAGAAGACCTGAGAAAGTGCATTCAGGTACTGCACATGCTTAAGGATACCTACCTAGAAGGAAATCCACATGACAAGCAGTGAAGTGATGAAAAGCCTGTCTGAATCTGTTGCCCTACTGGAACGTCTTATGGTCTATTGCGAACCCGCAGATAGTACCATGACACATCCTTTTCCACCATTACATTCCAGCTTGACCAGTTCCGCAGATGTCCCCAAGTCAGGTGACAGTCCTGACACAGTGTCAACAGATTAGTGGGATCTAGTTCTCTGTCAGGCTGGATGTGGAAAGGAATAATGTGGTGGACTTCCAGCTGGTCCCTCTGTCCACATCCTTGACAGGTTTTCTGTTTTTTCAGGTGTGCAGCCCTGACACCAGCCCACTGTGGGGACCGTGGTCTGGTGCCCATCACAGGTACTGTCGATTCAGCCCCTGTGATGGGCACCAGCCAGTTCAATAGCTTCTGGATCATTGCATACCCAGCATGTGGGTCCTGATCAGTTCTGCACAGTATTCAGCCAGTGTCCGCCATGTGCTTCCATCATTGTGGTCTGGGTTTTCCAGTACCACATCACAGGATTCCTCGGCTAGAACCCGTAGTGGTTTTGGATCTGGGATTCCAGAACCGTATGGGACTCTGGTTGCTTGCAGGCTGTGGGACTTAATCAGCCCCATAGCCTGAACAGCCAGCACAGATGACAACGCAATCTGTGACCAACCTTCCTGACCTCTGGAAAGTCTTCGTACGCGTTCTAAGTCTGTTGTCTGCATTACATCCCCCTACAGTGTCCAGTCAATCTGTTTGACTGGGAATCCATCCACAGAAGAAAAGATCCAGCAATCCCCACTGGACAGCATGTACTGTATCCTGTTTGCATCTGCCCAGAATCCTTCTGGACCAGGGGAACCCGGTCCTACTGGTCCTGTGTGGGATGACCCACCCCAGCTGTTATCTATCCGTCCGTATTCTCTGTTGTTTATGGTAGTGTATCCACACAGACACATGCAGTGATTCCATGTGCCAGATGGGTCTGCTATCCCATCCCTATTTCGAGACATAGTGAATCCCTGATCAGAACACAGACTGATTCCATAGCCATTAGCCAGTGCAATCTTAGCCTGTTTCCAGTCCCTAACCGTGGTTACCTGTCGGACTGGATGCAGCCTTGCAACAGCTTCTAAACTGTCTGGGACACCTTCTTTCCCCATGGTTCTGCATGTGGTTTCAGAATAAGTGGACAGGTCCAGATCCCCATACTGTGCCCGTGGAAGGATCCCCCAGTCCCTGACAAAAGTTGCAGCCCAGGCACCGATGGAACCATCATTCCGCAATCTGCCCTTGCCCACTTCTACCCTACTACCACCATAGATTACCTCTGCTGCAAGTGGCTGGAACTGTTCCGGCTGTCCAGCCACTATTTCTGCACACATGGTGTATTCAATTGCTCTTGCTGTCCCAAAAGCCACACAGGAACCCACCTTCCCCTGATTCCTTGGTGGTAGCAGTGCCCCTGTAACCTTCCGTGCTAGGTCCCACAGATAGACCTGTGCTGGGAGATCCTCAACAGGAACCTGTCCCAGATCGGTCTGGGACAGGTCACCATAGGGTAGTGCTTCTGTGATTGCAGCTACTGCTGCATCATCCCTAATCCAGCCCCGTTCATATTCAGGTGGTGTCATCGCAGTGATTCCAGTGCAGTGATTATGTTCTGGATTAGAACAGCACAGTCTGACCTGTGCTGTGCTGTGACAGGTACATCATTAGTGCCCAGCACTCTGGTCCATTCTGTGCCGATCCTCTGCCGCAGAGGTAACAGGTCATTATCTCCCAAGCCACTGGCTTTCCTCTGGGCCAACAGTACCTGGTACAGTTTTTCCGTGGTGGTCAGTGTAGTGTCCCTGACCACAGGAACACACCGGCGGTAACAGTCGATGTACTGCAACAGTTTCTGTGCTTTTGCTGGATCCTGTAGACCACCGTAGATTCCAGCCAGTGATTCTGTCAGTTCATTGTCTGGTGGTGTGGGTGGTGGTACTGGGGACTGATCCCCCACCACTATGGTGGTGATGACAGGGTCTGTGGGGATGTCACCGACAGAGGAATAGCACAGCAGTCTGTACCTACCAGATTTCCCAGCTACCACTACCGTGGACTTCGGATTGACCAGCAGACCAGGTGGGAACACCTGCAATCCTGCATCCAAGGGGACATACTTGACAGCTTTCCCCTCTGTCACAGCTGTGACAGGAATGAACCCAGACACAGGTCCCTTGATTTCTAGTGGGACTGTCAATTGACCACATAACAGAATCAGTGATAGGATCATTTTGATTCTCGCTGCAAAATGTACTGCTGTCCCCTGCAAGCTATGGTATCCATCTGCTTTACAATTGTGGCTGTGTTTTCAGCCAGTTTTTCCTGTTCTGTATTCAGTTTTTCAAGGTGACCATCCAACTTGTCAAGGAATTTACAGTGCTGGTCCCTTACTGGAATCAGTATGTGCTGTGCGATCCACCACATACTGGTTCCCACACCCAGCAGAATCATTCCCACCAAATAGGTGTTTGGTCCCAGTTCGCGTGCCACTTCATTCATTGTGTGTCCCCTTCTAGATCCATCCAGACTACGCTTTTGTGCAGGTATGATACTATGTGTTTTAACCGATATTTTGACAGTGGATGCATGGTGTGTGTCAGTGCCCGATATCCGCCCAGATAGGTGTCTGGTCCACCCACTATCTGGTGGGAATCCTGTGTCAGAATCAGACGTTTCCATTTCTTTGTCTGCTGTGCCCAGTCCAGAAATTCCACCACCATCCTGTCAGGCCAGTGGTGCAGCACATCCTTACACAGTGCCCAGTCCCCAGCAGGTAGGTTTTCCCTGTCCCTGAAAAAGTCCATGTGCATCCAGATCTTTCTGGGATACAGTTCCTGTAGTTTTGTTATGTTGCTTTTGGTGCAGTCAACACCCACATAGGCCACATTTTCCAGTGCCATACCTACAGAACCATCACCACAGCCTAGGTCCACAACAGACCGTGGTCTGTTCCCATCAGATGACCATGAAATCAATGTGTTGATCAAATCCACATAGGGTCTAGCCTCAGTGGACACATTGGAACCAGGTCCACTGTTCCCACCCCAGATTTTCTTGTTATAGATCAGCTCAAAAGTCTTTTCAGAATCCTTAATGTCAGACAGGAGTTCAGCGAACATGCCGAATACTTCCTGTTCCCGTGGAAGGTTCCATTTTGGGGCACTGTAGGACTGTTTCCCCTCTGGGATGTGTTCATGGCGGTAAAGCTTTCCCTGACAGCGATGAACCACCAGTGGCTTATCCCTTTCAATGCCACAGACAAAAGCTGTGGATATCCATGGTGCAGGTCCTATGTTATGCCACAGGGACCTGTCATTCTGTGCGGCCAAAACCACCCTGTATGTGTCCTGATCGCCAAACATGTGCCGATAGTAGTAGTCTGAATGTTGGTTCATCCAGTGGGTAATCAGCAGGGTTTTCCACAGTTTCTTCCTGTGGATTGCAAGCTGTCCACCCTGAATACCTGGTACTCCCCTGTCCCCACTGGGCCAGACGTTGGTCCACTTAACATTGTTGTACATGGACTCAAAATCAGACCAGAACACGAATGGTGCATTATGCAGCTGGTTCAGCAGTGGTTCAGGATCCCTAACAAAATACGCGTCTGCATCGATGTACAGAACACGTTCAAAACCACAGTGGACCAGTGCATACAGTTTTTGTTCCCATCCCCTTAGGATCCTGCTGGGGTTATACAGGGATGAATGCACCAGGCTGTTGATCACCTCAACACCGGGAATCTGTTTCAGCAATGCAAGTGGTAGTGGTTCCTGATCTGGTCCCCTGTGCCACACCTGAATGGGTAGTGTGGATCCTGTTTTTCTTAACATCCTGCAGGCAATCACAATTCCTTCTGAAAACTTTCCCCCGCCCACAATAACCACACCATCCCCAAAACATTGTTCTGGTGGTGGTAGTACCTGTTCTTTCAAGCTGATCAGGCTTTCCAGTGCGTTGTAGTGCATCTGGACAGCATCCATCCCACCAGGTTCAGCGATGTGGGGGTAATTTGTTTCTGGTCCCTGTATCGGGTCTTCCAGATTTCCGTATATCATTCTGGTCATTCGTCACCCACTTCAAAATTCACACAGGATGTGCAGATGTGCCACTTGTTGGTGTTACCTCTGGTAACACATTGCCCATGGATGCTGCACTGGTGTCTGGGTCCACAGCCACAGGATGGTTTTTCCTCAATTAGCATACCCAGATGGATACATGGCTTTTTCAGCCTCATTTTCACCTGTGCTACCCTGACAGCCAGCATTCTGGATGAATGCTGTTCTGATGGGGTTTTGAGCCACTCCTGAACCTGTTCCCTGTGCTGGATCCATTCAGAAACTCTGGTCATCCAGTCATCTGGGAGTTTACCCCATGCAGACAGTTTCCTGTCATCATTCAAATACAGGATGACTCCCACACCTGCACAGTTTTCAACGATTTCTTCTGGTGTCATGTTGTTGGACATCCACAGGGTTGGGGACCACTGTTCTGATTATGGGTGGTCCCTGGTGCAAGTCCAGCACTGCTGCAAGTGCATGTACCTGATCCCACCACTACACCATACTGGTTAGTGCATCCTGTCAATGGCACCCATTCCAGCAGGAATGCATCCCACCAGAAACTACACTGTGTGCAGCTGCATCTGTTGGTGTTACCACCTAGTGTGCAGTTAATCTGGTATTCTTCGTCTTCATAATTTCCCATCCGTGGTGGTGATGGACAGCCACAACAGGGTTCGGAAGAACCACTACCACCACCACATCCATCAATGATTGACCATGCATAGGACATAGTGGCTTCAAAATAAACCCACCGCCACAAACATGAAGAACAGCCACATGCAGAAGTGCAGCAGTTGCAGGGTCCTATGTTTGTGGTACTCATTTTTAACCAGCTATTGTGATGGTGGTTTTGGTTACAACAATACTACCATTCACACACTGCACATCTGTTACCACTTCTATGGTATTACCTGAACCACCACCAGAAGTGGAACCTGCACCAGATCCACTACCAGCCACTGATCCAGACAGCCCTGATCCACTGACCACAGAACCACTAGCCACTGAACCTGACACACCAGATCCAGACAGCACAGAACCACTGGCTACAGATCCTGACACACCAGATCCACTGGCTATTGACCCAGAATCCACCACAGAACCGCTGGTGATGACAGAACCACTGGCTACTGATCCTGACAGCACAGACCCACTGACAGCAGATCCAGACACACCAGATCCAGACCCAGATTCAGACCCACTGATGATCAGTCCACTATCTGGTGCAGATCCTGATTCAGCAGTACAGGGGACCAGCAGGGTTTCACCAAACACAGTACCTGGTGTGGTGGGGAATGTGCAGGGTCCACAGCCATCAGTACAGGTGGTGGACTGTAGTGCCCATTGAATGCCTGTCCACCAGTAATAACAGGTCCCTGTGCAGGGAGCAGACCCACTGCTGACCACAGATCCTGACACATCAGAACCAGATCCACTGACCACAGATCCACTGATGACAGAACCACTGGCTACTGATCCAGAAGCCCCACTGAACACACCAGAACCACTGCCTGATTCACCAGACCCAGATCCAGATTCACCACTGGTCACACCTGCTACCAGCTGCACCAGGTACACAATTTGGGAATCGGCACTGTAACCAGCTAAACGGCCCAGATACCTTTTTCTGGTCAGGTCATCATTGTTCACATCCCTGATCAGAATGTCTGAAAATTCAGTGTATGTGTTTAGTTTTGAGTCGTATTTCAGCAGTTTTCCAGCGTAGTACCCATACCCATTCTTGGTGGTACTGGTAACCAGCACAGGGTGGATGATGGGACTGGTACTGGTTTCATAGTAAACATTATCTGCATTTCTGTTAGTCAATTGCCCAGATTCAAAGTCCAACAGCATCCTGCTAATTCTGCTGAAACTATCACCATCAACAAGATAACCAGCCATGGGAACACCTCTGAATTACAGGCTGGGGAACGCGATTCTGGGGTAAACGTGGAACACTTGGTAGGTTGCAGTTTCGCTTGGTTTCCGTGCGAAACCGAATTCATCCAGATAGACTGGTGTGGAAACTATACCGCCCAGAGGTGATATAATGTCCTCGAATTCATCCAGCACTAAAGACCGTTGACGTTTCCCCACATTCGCAATAACAAAAGACCACCCATCTGGTCTGTACTCGAATACCAGTGTCCAGTGCCAGTAGGAAATACCATCCTCAAAAACCCTGTTTGCATTCACGGAATTCAATTTTGCTAGACCTGCACCAACAGCATACGGTCCCAGAATGAAAGAAGCCTGGTTCAGTTTTCCGATGGATGCTATCCATGTGGATGTGACTGGATTCAGGCTGTTCAATCCCACTGTGATGGTTGCCCCGCCCTTGACAATTTCGACAGGTGGTAGGAATGGATCACCAGCAGAATTAGCTATTTTCACCCCGAATCTGTCGAATTTCACAGCCAGTGGATAACTGGTGGTACTGACTGTGTAATCCCGTGGACGTAGCAGTGGGTTTTCCACCCGCTCTTCAGGATCCTGTCCATCCTGCTGTGTTTCCTGTTCTGGTGATTCATTGACTATGTATGCATACTGGACAGTGATTCGCCACAGGTAGGGGTCACCCTGATCCTGTGTGGGTGTGATACTGGTGCAGTAGGCTTTTGTGTCTTCTGGATACTTTGACCAGATTCTGGGTAGTGATGGGTGACTACCTGCATACGCTGGACCATATGCCCAATCATTGGTCCTGACTAGGAAAACCCTAGTGTATGTCCTCTGGTACTTCTGATCCACATTAGCTGTGCGACCTTCTGCTACTTCCACAAAATGTGTGTAAGCCATGGTAGGTATCCTTTATTTAGGTGCAACAGCCACAGCTGGTTTTCCTTTTGCTGCATTCATTGCCGCTTCCTTTTGTGCATCTGCAATTCGCTTCTGTTCGTTTAGCTGTGCCTGTGCAAACACACCAGCTTCGTTGGCTGCAATTACCAGTTTGTCCAGCCGTTCCACTTGCAGTTCGGACTGTCTAGCCTGGTTCAGCATTGCGGCCTTTAGTTGGGACTGGAAGTCCTGTTCAGTTAGCTGCATCTTAGCCCTGATTTCCTGTTCCACTGCTGCACTGGAACCCCTAGTCATGGTCTGGGGTAAGTTCTGATCTGGGGCTGTCCCAAAATCCTTGATCAGCTGTTCCAGATCCTTTCCTACCTGTCGCCTTAGTCCCTGTTTGAATTTCAGGTTCAGTGCTGCATCTGCACCAACTGCCTGTTTAGCTTGATTCAGGCTGTCTGTGATCTTCCTGCTAAATTCTTCCATTGCAGTGGCATTAGCCCGCATCAGATCCAGTGTCTTAACCTTCAGATCCTTATTTATCATTTCCAGATCTTCTACGCGTTGCTTTTCTTGTTTGCCCACATCCTTAAGACCTTTAACCACATTAGCGTTTGCTTCTGCAGCTTTGTTTGCAGCTTCTGCTGCAGCTTTGTCCCCAGCTGCAGCCCTTTCCCTTGCTTTATTCAAGACACCTAATGCTGTCGCCTGCATTTGTGCAAAATTGATTTCACCCAGTTTAATAGGTTCTGCTCTTTTAGCTGCAGCAATAGCAGGTGCATTAGCTTTCACCTCATCTGGAAGCATCCTATTGGCTAGGCTGTTTGGATCCCTCACACCCATGGGATCTGGTGCATTTCTAGCTATTCTTGCAGCCATTTCTGCTTCTGCATTAGCTAACCAGTTGGCCAGTTCCACCACCTGTTTGGCAATCTGTTGGATGACTTCTGCAAGTCCTGCACCAGCTTTCACCAGTGTTTCTGCAATTTCAAAAGTCATGTCCCTGGCACCAGCAAACACCTTTTCTAATTGCATGCCCTTTTTAGGATCAATTGCAAGTCCCAGACTTTCTGAAATCTGGTCAATGATAATCTTGACACCTTCCATACCGCCCCTGAATACAGCAATAACACGTTCAGGGTTTAGGGCATTGATCAGGCTTTCACCCACGCTGGTAAGCATGGCGGTAAACCCTTCCTGCAATTTGTCCAGCTGTCTGGTGAATGTTGCACCGATTCCTTCTGCTGCAGCCTGTGCAGCAGGGTTATTACTTGCCCTGAATACCGCTGCAACAGCCGTACTGGATAAAACTGCCCCATCCTTTACCTTTTGCATTGCAGTTTCGACGTTGTGTGCTTCACCTGTGACTATTGACAGTTCCTGTGCAAGTGCTTCAAAAACTTTCAACCCACTGGCTTGTAGACTTTGTAACGGTCCCTCGGTTGCTGTGGCTGAACCCCGTAGCTGTGCAATCGCACCAGCCACAGCATCTGCACCAGTTGCACCGCCACCCAGAATCTGAACAGCATTGCCCAGCCTTGCCATGGTGTTTCCTGCAGCCTGCACAGACAGACCCAGCCCAGTTAATGTGGTAAGTGATTTTGTTAGGCTAGCCAGTGGGATTCCAGTGTCTGAAGCCTGCTTTTGCAGCTTCCTGAATGCATCGACACCCTGCACAGCAGAACCAGCCATGTAACCTAGCTTGATCTGTGCTGCCTGTGCATCACTACCCAACTTAAGGATTGCCATAGATGCCTGAATTGGTGCAACTATTAGTGTGTCAATTCCCATTTTTAACAGACTAAAACCTGACATAATTTCTGTCAGACCACCTAATCCCATAGATTCTGCAGCAGGTGCTTTAATTTCTTTCATTTTGTCATTAGTGGATTTAGCTGTATCCCCAACTTTTTTTAGATTCTTTTCTATTGATGCTGCACCCTTTTCAGCCTGTTCCCCATTCCAGCCCATCTGGACAGACATTTTTGCAATACTAGCCATTGTCTGTCCCCTTGACTGGGACCAGTCCCAGACTGGTCAGGTATATTTTGGCTGCAGCCAGTTCGTCCAGGCTAGCCACCTTCTTTTGTTCTGCAGGTCTGGATTCTACACTTTTTGGTTCTGGGATTGCACATGGATCTGATGGCAAAAAGTCCTGAACTTTAGACTGTGATGACCATGCAGCCACAGAAGCCCATGCAGCAACAGCCCCCCGAACATCAGCCCTGTACTCTCCCCATGGGTCTAGCCAAGCCAGTGCTACCCATTCGGTTAATTCAGAACTGGACAGCCTGTGTTCTAGTTCAGCAACAGTGCAGCCCAGATGACCAGCCAGACGGAACATCACCCGCCTGACTGGTCTTTTTCTTAGTTTTTTTCCACTTCCTCTGTCTTCAATCCACATAACAGTGCAGCCTGGTCCCACAGCCGGTCCACCACATGTGCTGGTAGACTGCTGATGGTGGACACCTCTGCATCTGTGAACAGCCTGTTTCCATCCTGATCACAGATCGACAGGACCAGAAGTCTAGCCCTGAAATCCATGTACTTACTCTGTCCCTGCTGGTCGATCTGGTAACCATCATACTGGTCCCTCTGACCAGCTGTGATATCCCGTAAATGAATAGTCCCACCCCATTCTGGGACTGGGACTTCGATGATTTTGGGCCTTGCCTGTGCTAGTAGCTGTTCCCTGTTCAGACCCATACATCACCCCTTAGTACTTGTCAGACCGTTGCATGGTAACCGTGTATTGCAGTGCATCATCAGACGCTGCAATTTCTGGTTCACCCACTTCTGTGACATATCCATCATATTGGAACAGGTCATCAATGGTGGAACCCGATGAAAGGTTTACTGTGATTCTGGTGTGTGTTCCACCTGTCAATCGGGCTTTCAAGACTGTTATCTGGTTAGTAGCTGTGGCTGTGTCATCCAGATAAAACGTAATCTGCAAGGTTCCCTTGTCATTCCTGCTGGGTAACCGCTGTAAGGTGGTGTCACCCAGTGCTGTCACATCAGCCATAGCACGCGTAACAGCAGAACCGCCGATACTTTTTACATTGACTAGCACAGTAGCTGTGCCAGGTGAACCAGCTGTCAATGTATTGATTGAAGCCACTGCCCCTGCTGGAAACTGAATCGCCATGGATCACCCCCCCTTATGTTATTTCATAGGACCCTATTACATCCACTGTCGTGGTTCGGACTGGTTCATCTGCACCGTCTGCAAGGAACTCTGCTATGTCCCCTTCGTCATCCACCCGTAGTGTGTGGACAGTGACACCAGACATAACAGTTCGTGTAGAAGCCAGTGCAATTTTCGATGTTATCCAGTCCACCACAGTCTGAACACCAGATCTGGTGGTAGCTGCACAGGCGAATGTCACCCGTTCAGTGTAGTAAATGCTGGTGTTACCCACTAGCTGTGTTCGCTGTCTGGACACACCAGCGTAGTGGACGAATGGTAGTGGTAGACCAGTCCCTGTGACCTCTGGACTGATTCCACCAGGTATGGTTGCTGCATACCCTGTTTGTTCTGTCAGGTAGGTCCTGAGTACTTTCCCTAGTAGACTCATGATGTTTCCCCATTACTGACAGGGGAAGCTTTTCCAGCCTTGACCAGCTTTTCAATTTCTTTATTGACACTATCCGATGTAATCGAAACAGCCTGTGATTTTGATGCATCCATCGCTGGTCTAAGGAATGGTCTAGCTGGGACCTGTACCATACGCCCACTGCGCCACAGCTTATTCATGGATCCATTCTCTACCAGATGGGAATACCTACTGGGTTCAATGGACACCGTGGTGTTTTTGTATGTTGGCTGTCCCTTAGCCCGTTTATACCACTTGACCCAGCCAACAGCCCCCATGCCTTTTTTTGCACCGATGATTCCTATCCATGTGGATGTGCCCTGTGCGTTTTTGGGCTTTCTTGCCACATTGTCTATAGACTTTCTAAGTGATCCACTGGAACCATACATAGCAACACTTTTGCTACCTATCCTGATGGACTTCCTTCTACTTGGTGCGCGTGCTTTTGCTGCATTCTTGACTATTCTTCCAGTCATGGTTGCAGACCTTTTGAATGCTGCATTCAGGGATTTTGGGAAGTCTCCCAGAATCCTTTTTATTAAATCCAGCCCCTGCACATGCAGATCTATTCCGAATGGTCTACCCATCAGGGCTGTTCCTCAATAGCCACAATTTTCATGAACTTTCTTTCCCCATCCAGTGGGATCACAGACTGGATGTTCAGGGTTTTGTTTTCCCAGATCATTCTGTGTGTCATGGCTACTGTGTACAGGGTCCTGATGACTACCTGGTATGTGA